ATTGTATTATGAATACGTTGAAAAGATTTATAACAAAGAAATCCCATTAGCAAAAATTGCAAACAAATCACGTGTTAAACAATCCGTAGAAGATTATAAAAAACACATCAAGAAGACAACTAAGGCAGGTTCATTAATGTCACGTCAGGCACATATGGAGCTAATTCTTGAAAACGATTATCCTGCCGGACTTGGTGATACTATCTATTACATCAATAATGGTACAAAGAAAACCTCCGGTGATGTTCAGAAGATAAGTAAACCAACCAAGAAACAACAAGAAGAATATCGTGCAAAAAATGGTGTTGATATGCCAAATGATTTTATAGAAATCAATTGTTATATGATTCCTGAAAAAGATATTGTAAATAATCCAAATTTAACAGGTGAATACAATGTTGCGAGATATCTATCAAACTTCAATAAACGTATTGAACCTTTACTTTGTGTGTTTAAAAAAGAAATTCGTGAGGATATTTTAATTGAAGACCCAAGTGATAGACAATACTTTACTAAATCTCAATGTGAACTTATTAATGGTCAACCGATAAAAGAAGACGGTCAAGATAAATTTGATGAAGTGATGACATTGTCAGATAGTGAGGTGTTATTTTGGAACAGAGTTGGTCGTGACCCGTTCTTTATGTATGTGGAAAACAGCTTAGAACTTGCAGACCCATATTGGGTAGACCACAATAGGAAAGTAGTTTCTCTACAAGCGGAAAGTATTAAGAGTAACGAAGATGAAATTATCGAAACCAATGGAAACGACTTTGCTTTACACGCAGTTGAAAGTTAAATTACATTAAACGGAGAAGGCATTGGTCTATATTTTAATGCCTTATTAAGATTTTCCGCCTCGGCTCCTTTTCTCTCGAGAAGTTTGTCGGGGCGAAGTCTTTCTAATCTAGCCGCCAACTCTTCAACAAGTTTTAATCTTTCGTCTTTACCCTCGGTAAGTAAAGAACTATAATCTAATTTAATTGTACTATCAGGAACCTGTAAGTCACCTGAGAATTTACCCCAAATACGACCTAAACCTTCTTTAGCATATCCGATTAGGTATTTTCTAACCCAGTTTTGTGCGGGTTTATTTAATCTATCCCAAGTCAATTGTTCAGTTTCAACGTCTGATGGTAACTTAATAACATCTGCGTTTTGTTCTAAACAAGTATCTCTGTCCATTGTATCATAATACCAATACCAAACTCTGAAATTTGCGTTCTTTATAGAACCAAAATCAAATTTTCCACCCGGTACGTTCATTAAGTGTACAATTTTAGTACCATTAGGACCCGCAGTTATTCTATATGTTAATTCACCACCAATAAGACGATTTTTTAAGTTCCTGTCTTGCATTCTCAATAATAAATCAAATGCTGGTAACATAAAGTAAGAACCTGATGTACCAATTTGTGCAAAACCACCCACACCACCGAAACCTACACCACCAAGTCCACCAAAACCACCTAAGAAAGGGTCTACGATAGAATCGGTAAGTTCAGCTCTTGTGAACCATAAAAGTTCATTTATTTCACGACCCGCGGGAATCACATATGTTTGAGTACCTCCTGATAATGTGATGTAATCTTTTTTCAGTTCGTGAGGTCCATTAGCTTGAAGACCTACAATCTTTGAATATGAGTAGGTATATTGGGTTTCATAGTCTAAACTTCTTGTTGTAAAGGCTCGAGTTAAAGATTGTGTATCAACGTCTAACCCCGCCAAAGCTGACCACTGAGATTCAATTAACCAATCAGACACATATTGTTCGTATTCTGAAATTGAAAACTCAATAAAGGTGTCCATTTGTTCTTCGGTTAATTCAATACCTCTAACAGGCATACCTAATAAATGGAATACTTGAGAGTATAGTTTTTCTTTTTCTGGTTGTGATATAACAGTAGTAGCCATATTTGTTTTATTTCTATAAATAGTTTATATTTTAGAATATGAATATAAATTCAACTCAAAAATTAGATTATAGTTTCTTTCAAAACCTTTACGAGGAAGGTAAAACGGGGTGGAAGGGACTTTACTTTGAGGAAGCTCAAAGATGTTTTGAGTCCGCATTTTCTAAAATTAATAGATGGGGGTGGTTTGAAAAAGAAGAAAGGTATGGTATATTAAGTGAAGACGGAAAATGGGACGCTTTAAATAGATTCAACACACACCCGAATTTATATCGGTTTGTTTATGAAGAATGTATAAACTCAAACCCAAATTGTTTTACTGATTTTGGTAACCCAATTTATCACGAGAAAAATATAAAAGTGATGTGGGAGTTTTTAATGGAAAATTTTGATTTGTACTTCACAAAAAACATAACACCAAAATATTACAATAAAATATATTATCTATTAAATAAATCTTGGCAAACAGGTAATATAACAACAATCATTGCAGTATCTCACTTGAAAAATGCGTTTCCGAATATTACTGAGATGAAATACGGATTTGAAGCTGGTGATAAATCAGATATGATGGGAGTGGATATTGAAATTAAGTTAGATAATGATGAAATAAAAAAATTTCAAGTTAAGAGTGGTAGATATACTGATAAAAGTTATGGTGGTATCTATTACGTTAATGGTTCTGCGAATGATTTGAGTTATAAAAATTGTGATTACTACATTTATGGTCAACCTAAGTGGCAAGACACATTATCACAAGTAATAATTTTTAAAAATAGTCCTGATTTAAAAAAGAAAGATAAAAAGACATTACTCGTACCTCAAAAAAATATTATATATAAAACACAACAATTTATGTCAATACCTGAAAATTTATCTAAACTAATGGAGATATGTGGTAAAAACGATATCGAGTTTAGAATATTAAAAGAAGAGGAGGAAAGTTCAGTTTCATTTAACGAAGAAGAACAAATACTAACAGTTAAATTTATTGGTCCTGATGATTCTACTTTATTAAGTAAGATTCAGAACACAATAAAAACATTAGAAGAGAGATTTAAGTAAGTCCTTACTGAATGTTTCTGAGTATTCTCCGTCACCCATCACTTGGTCGATGATACCTTTTTTCTTCTGTAATATATTGTAAACAATCTTCTCAATAGTGTTCTCAAATATTGGATAATATACGAGGACACTATTTTTTTGCCCGTATCTATATGCTCTATCTTCTGCTTGACTATGATGTGCAGGGACAAATGACAAATCATTCATAATTACAACTTCAGCCGCGGTTAATGTAATACCAACACCACCGGCAACAATGTTAGATATGAATACTTTTACCTTATCATTGTTTTGAAATTTATCTACCGATTCTTGTTTACGTTCTTTAGACATACGACCATCGAGAGTAACCGAATTCTTTTTGTATTTTTCGTGAATCAATTCTAATGATGATGTAAAATTGGTAAATACAATTACTTTCTTCCCTTGTTCAAGACATTTGTCAATAAGTTCACAAGTGTACGATACTTTTTCAATTGCAATCAATTGACGAATCTTCATTAAACGATTTAGGGTAACAGTAATACTTTCATTTTCTTTGTTGTCTTTACTGATTCTCATAAACTCCTCTAACTCATCGTCATAGAATGTATTTTTCAATTCTAAATAAACAGGGGTTACTATTTTTTCAGGTAAATCGAGAATGTCAGTTTTCATTCTTCTTAAAACTAAACTTTTAGTTCTTTCCCTTAGTTCATCTAAATTAGATGCTCCACTAGTGTTCCAAACCTTTCTATTACCAACTCTAAATTGATATCCCGCACAATATCTACGAACATATGATTGCCAATTGAGTGTTAATGGTGATTCAACAATTTTTAATAGATTAAAATAGTTAATAGGTCTCGATGTCATCGGAGTTCCTGTAAGTAACCAAACTTTTGGTATTTTTTCTAATACGTCATTTAATAATCTTGTCCTTTGAGCAGTATTGTTAGATATGTAATGAGCTTCATCTACAATCGCCAAATCAAATCCTGCGTTTACCAATAATTTATAATCTTCACTATCTTCGCTATTGTCTGTGGTATGGAAGTTCTTTAATATATCATAATTTATAATATAATAATCAAAAGTAGAACCCCACTTACGACCTTCAATTAGTAAGATTCTTCTGTCTGTATAATTTTCAATTTCTCTTTGCCAGTTAATTTTGAGGGACGCCGGACAAACTATCAGAATTTTTCTGGCATTACTTTCTAAAGACGCAATAACCGCGGACGTAGTCTTCCCAAGACCCATATCATCCGCTAAAATAAATTTATCGTTTGCTAATAATTTCTCGATGGCAACTTTTTGATGTTCCATCGGAGCTCTCTTACTATAGGGACTGTAGTCAATTACTCTATTGAGTTTCTTTTCTTCTTGTAAGATTGCGGCTTTAGGTACCCACATTGCTTGTAGTTTATCCGAATCTAAAACCTTACCCCAAATGTGGTATGCTTTGTCTGTTTCGCAAAGTAATTTCTCGACCCATATTTTTTGTGGGACTGAAACCAAAAATCTTTGCTCCATTATCTTCTCGCCGAACGATTCAACTATTGAAACGTATTTTTTTGCCACCTTTGGTGTAATTGAGTGATATTTTAAAACATAATCAGCCTGTGGCCTTGTAAAACTAAACCCCTTTGCAGTTTGGGATTTAATTTTCCATTCCAATAATTGATTATTGGAACCATCATAATTTTCTAATATTTCTCTTGCCTCTATCTCAGGAATTTTTCTTTCCATATTAAAATATAACAAAATGGATTGTATTATTAAACTATTTATACGTATATGGAAAATAAATTACCCATAAACAGATTATCTAAATTCTTCTCAACAGACGACTTTGACCTCCATATTCAAATGGGTCAGGAGTATCTACACGGAGATTTAAATATGAAATTGGTTCTATATAGAGTAGATAGAGCCAAAACAGATAAGGACGCAGTTTATGCAGAAGTGGGTAAGGATGAGATAAAATATTTCCCCCCTATTGAATTTAATGCGTTAGTTAAAATTGATGAACCTAAAAATAGTTCTTATAAGAATGGAACTCTTAGGTATTTGGAGCCTGGTAATTTACTAATCCAAGTGTATATAAAACACTTAGAAGAATTGAAGATAGATGTTAGATATGGTGATTATATCGCGTATCCCGAATCGGAAGGTCGAGTTAGATATTATAATGTTATTAATGACGGAAAAGTAACATCTGACAATAAACACAATCATTTTGGGTTCAAACCATATTATAGAACAATAACTTGTGCACCTGTTCAGGAAGGTGAATTTAGAGGAGTTTAATTATGCCATTACCAAAAAGAAAAAATAACATATCCATCTACGGACAAAAGGAACTGACAGAAAGGAGACAAGAGTTGTTGGATAGAATAACCAAGTCTGACACTTATCTTCCTGATTCCATTTTACACGATGACCTCGACTTGGGTATGCTTGAATTTATTAAAGATAATTTCAAAGTTGTTTCTGATGGTACAAAAATTCCTATCATTGATAAGATTTTAACAATACAGAGGTGGGGTGAGATTTTAAATAATTGGGAGTTTTCTGATGATGACGGGAATATGAAGATTCCATTCATTGCTATTATTCGTAGACCTGATGTTCAGCCAGGTACAAACCCTGTCGTTCAAAGAACTATACCCGATAGACGTACATTCTATTACGCTTCTGTCCCAACTTGGAATGGAACACAAATGGGAGCTGATGTATATAAAATACCACAACCTGTTGCTATTGATATTAGTTATGAAGTGGTAATTTTATGTAACAAGTTTAGAGACCTTAATAGATTTAATAAGGTAGTTCTTCAAAAGTTCTCATCAAGACAGGCGTATACAACAGTTAAAGGTCACTATATTCCTATTATATTAGATAAAAATGGTGACAACTCTCCGATTGATAATATGGATGGTCGTAAATACTATATGCAAACTTACGATTTTACTATGTTAGGGTTTTTAATCGATTCGGAAGAATTTGAAGTGAAACCCGCAGTTAGTAGAATGTTTTTACTTACTGAGTTTATAGGTACAAAACCATTTGAAAAGAAATTCTTTAATAAATCTATTGAAACAACGACCGTAAAATTTATTGCGGATGGAATGCAAACCACATTTAGTGTGGGAGAGTCTATCGGATTTTTATTTTCAGTTGCAATTAATGGATTAGTTCAGGAAAGGGATGTTGATTATTTCCATATTGCAGGTACATCCAAAATAACATTTGTAGAACCCCCAATGGAAGGTTGGGAAATCACGGTTTCATACTATGCAGGTAGAAATAGTGTCTTTATCGACAGTTATGGTAAACCTTTGTTTTTGGAATCTGAATATTTTGTGTACGATGGTAGTACATTAACGTTTACACTCCTAAATAAAATAGATAGTATCATTAATGTTACAATTAATGGTCTTATAGATGAGGAAGGTGCGGGTTTTGCGGTTTCAGGTGATAATGAGATAACTTTACTTTCGTCTCCTGTTTTAGGTTCCAATATTGGTATTACCTATATACGTTAATCTTCCCCGTATAAATCCTTCTTTTTAGGTTTACAAAATTCATCAATCCACTTTTCTAAAACTTTGTAGATTTTTAAACCATTTTTCTCACAATATTTTTTTAACATTTCGTGATGTTTTTCACTGATTTTTACATTTTTTGATTTGTTTTCCATACTAAAGATATATTAAGATATAAAAAGATAAATAACTATCTTTTTTGAAAAAAGTACGGAAATCTTTGCTAAAAACAAAGATATTTATTGAATAAGTAATAAATTATTTTAACCAAACAACAATCAATGGCAAATTCAAACAAAGTATTCGTATCTCCGGGTGTGTACACATCAGAGAAGGATTTAACATTTGTTGCACAGAGTGTCGGAGTAACAACATTGGGTTTAGCAGGTGAAACCTTGAAAGGTCCTGCAGAAGAACCCGTTTTGATTACCAATTTTGACGAATTCAAAACTTATTTCGGCCCAACATCTCCAGAAAAATTTGGGAATGGGAATCCGAAATACGAATTGGCATATGTAGCAAAGGCTTATTTACAAGAATCAAATCAACTATTCGTAACAAGAGTACTTGGACTTACGGGTTATAAACCCAATAAAACATTTGGTATCAAAACTATAGCAGGTGTAACCTTCGATTCAGATTCAACTCCTGTTGAAACTACTGGTACTTTAATCCCTACCGTTACAGGTGTGACAGGAAGTACATTCTTCTCTCACTTATCAGGAAAAACAGCAACAACAGGAGATAGTGTTACTGATTTCATCGTAGAGGGAGTGTATTCTAATAATGAGTGGTTTACAATTGGTTTGGTACCTGAAGATGACACCGCTTTATTATCTGGTGACCAAATTGCAGGACCTATCGGTTCATACACTAACCAAAATTGGTATAACTATTTCTACACAACTAGTGGTGGTGGAACTGTGAACGGTTTATATTCATATTTGTTTGTATACTCAGGAGCAGCATCAACTTTTGTTGTGACAAGATACAATTACACAGGTGCAACCACAAATAATTTTGGTGACATTACCGTAGCGGCATTAAGACCAAGAGGTTCTTATTCAACTGAAGTGTTGAATTTAGAAACAACAGCAAATTCTGCTTTCATTGTTACATCAGATACGTTAACAACCAATCCACTGAGTGAATTCACAATTAACGTTACAGGTGCTACAAGTGGAGCTAAAGAGTTTACTTGTTCATTAGATACAACATCATCAAAATACATTACTAAGGTAATTGGATTGGATGTGTTCGATAAAAAAGCAGACGAAATTCCTGTTTATGTTCACGAAGTATATCCTACTTTAATTAAGAAGTTGTGGGAAAGAGGTGAAATACGTGGTTTAAGTCTTTCTGAGGTATATCATTCAGTTGGTGAAGATTTCTTAACTGATTGGGATACGCCGGCATCACCAATGGTGGTTTCTGAAGTTCGTGGTGGTAAGGTATCTGATTTATTCCAAGTGTTTACCGTATCAGATGGTAACTCAGCAAATACTGAAGTTAAAATTACTATTCTAAATGTGGACTTAGATTCTACTGAATTTGATGTACTTGTTCGTGATTTCTACGATACTGACGATAATATGGTAGTATTGGAGAAATTTACAAGATGTACTATGGATTCAACTTTACCTGGTTACGTAGCGAGAAAAATTGGTACTGTAGATGGTGAATATGAATTACGTTCAAAGTATATTATGTTAACAATGGCGGAAGAACATCCTGAAGATGCAATTCCTGCAGGATTTAAAGGTTTTGTTACTGATTCATTATCAGGAACTACCTTGGGTGATGTTAAATACAAAACATCATTCTTGGAAGCTGGCGAGGCGACAGGAACATTCACTACTTCAGGAGAACCTGTTTTAGCAGCACAAGCTGACAAATTCAAAAAAGTATCATTAGGTATCTCATCTCAAATAGGTCTTGATACCGATTTATTAAAATATAAGGGTAAAAATCCTGACAAAGTAACCGTAGGATTCCACTTATCAACAAACGCATCAAGTATTACAGGTAATACAATTACAGGTAAAGCATTTGAATGTACTCCATATGATTTGGAAGGTGTAACTAAGGGTAAGTTAGAATCTATTAACTTCCGTAAGTTTACTTTCGCAGTATGTGGTGGTTTTGATGGTTGGGATATCTACAGAAGTTCAAGAACTAACACTGACGGATATGTTTTTGGTAAAAGAACATATGTAAGTGGACATACAACTAACAATGGTGTGTTTAGTTCAACAGTAGGTAACTCAGACTATTACGCTTACTTAAGAGGTATTGAATCGTACTCAAACCCTGAGGCTGTAGATATTAACATATTTGCAACACCTGGTATTAACTTTAAGGACCACAATTCTTTGGTTACACAGGCAATTGATATAGTTGAAAACGATAGAGCTGACTCTCTTTATATTATAAACGCACCAAATGTATCAACTTCAGACGAAATTGTTGATGATTTGGATATGGCGAATTTGGATACTAACTATTCAGCAACCTATTGGCCTTGGATTCAAGTTAGAGATAACGATAACTCTACTCAACTTTGGTTACCACCAACAGGAGAAGTAGTGAAGAACATCGCTTTAACTGACAACGTATCTTATCCTTGGTTCGCAGTAGCAGGTTATTCAAGAGGTTTGGTAAACTCTATCAAAGCATATAAGAAGTTAACTCTTGATGAAAGAGATACATTATATAAGAACAGAATTAACCCAATTGCAACTTTCTCTGACACTGGTACTATTATTTGGGGTAACAAAACCCTTCAGGTTAGAGAATCTGCACTTGATAGAATTAACGTAAGAAGATTATTATTAAGAGCAAGAAAGTTAATTTCAGCAGTTGCTGTAAGATTGTTGTTCGAACAAAACGATGAACAAGTAAGACAAGAGTTCTTAAGGTTGGTAAATCCAATTTTAGAAGCAATTAAAAAGGAAAGAGGTTTATATGACTTCCGTGTAACAGTATCAAATGACCCAGAGGATATTGATGCAAATACACTTAGAGGTAAAATTTACATCAAACCTACTCGCTCACTTGAATTTATCGATGTTGAATTCATTATTACACCAACAGGTGCTTCGTTTGAAAACATCTAATCTAAAAGGAGAATAAAATGAGAAAGGGACCGAAAGGTCCCTTCTCTATTTATAAAGACA